ACAGGAGTGCTAGAATTATCTTCTTGTATTTTTTTCCATGCATCTACGAAAGATTGATGCTCATCTCTAACTGTTTTTGAGTCCTTCATTGTTATACTGATTTTTTCAGACTTTGCCTAAGTTTATTTATAAGGGGGTATTGCCCAGGCGTCATCGCTATCACATTGTCTCTAAAACCATCAGTTCCGACTAATGTATTTGGGTGTATTTTGTCTCTCATTCGACTCTTCATATGAACTTCAGTGTATTCATTGAGGTCTTTTAACCAAGATTTGAACATAATATTATCTTCAGTCACTGCAATTACATAATTTGCACCAGCTCGAATGATTTTTCCAATCAATCCATGATTAATATTCTCTACCATATCACCAATACAAAATATTCTTTTCGCAATATAATTTTCTCTGAGTCCCTCAAATGCAAGTTTAGGAGCGAACTCCCACGCTTCAGATTTGACCTTTTTCATTGCATTTTGCACTGTATTGAACAGTTTTTTTGCTGTTTTATCGTCTAAACTCTTAGAAATACCTGATCTAAATGACTTATAATCACCATCCATAGCAGCTTTTCTTAGTTTGGAGGCAGACATACCCTCCACGCCTTTGGCATCGGCACTCCTTTCACCCGCCGATACAATGTTAATTTTGTCAAAATTGTATAACTGTCCGTTGTATTTGTTCGCAAGGTTCTCAAACTCCTTGACCCGATCTGAACCAACCACAACATTGACAGTGGAGTATCCTTTTCCATAAGCACTCTTTAATACATCAAAAATAGTCCTTGTTTTGTCATCATCAACGATAGAATCAGCGTGATCTGGAAAAGCCTTACGCATGTACTCTACTTTATCACTTGGATCTAGTGGATTTTTCTTTGCATCCTGTGATCTTGATGGATAAATCTTGTATTCTCCACCCTTTCCAGCAGTTTTACTGATAGTATTCATCAGTTTTTCATGTCCAACAGTAGGTGGATTGAACCTACCAAACCCGACAGTCAACTGTTTTTTGTCTTTACTTTTCTCTGGTTGTGGTGTTTCCTTTTTAGGTTGTGCAAGAGTTTGTGGCTCTATCTTTTTACCTAAATTACGATTACCGAAGAACTTAAGTCTTCCACCGACTGTTTTTGCAACTAATTTACCCTGTTTATCATACCAATCACCATGGCCATCACTACTCAAACCCATATTTTTGGCTTGAGATGACGCTTGCGTTTCCGCTTCAGAAATAAATTGTAAAAATGATTTCATCCTTTTTCCCAGTCTTTGGCTGCGGTAAAGTTGGCACGACTAAACTCTAATCTGTCAACCAGTTTCAGAGCATTTCCTGATTTGATAGCTACAAAACCTTCGGGAGCAGTAACTTCATAACCATTATCAGTGCGAAGAAAAGTTCCTAAAGTTTTCACTAGTTCTAGTTTCCGAATAACGTATGTTTTAGCTTCAATCAAGTTCATATATGAAGCAACAGTGAAGTATAAAGGTCGTGAATTTGTTTTTAAAAACTGTAATCCATCTGACTTCATCTTTATATATTTATCCTGTGCAGATTTAGTTTTTTTAGATTGAATTTCCTTATCAAGTTGTGATGCATAAAATTCAATAAATCCATCCGTTGTATTTTGAGCATTTGATATCGACATACCAGACCTAATAAATCTATTCATATATTGTTTAAACATCGCACCCAACATAAATTTACCTTGACCATACTCAGTAATTTCATTTAAAAAAGAACTAGATTGTTTTAATGATCCTTCTGCTTTGTTTACTAATAAATTATATTGTAATTTTTCATTTACTGTAAAATTAGCATTTCCTGAAGCATCATCAAAACTCGCAGTTGCTGAATAAACATCTTGAGTTTTATTAAAGTTACTTATATCCACTCCAAAAGTAGCTGTCAGGGAGTCCATATCAGACCCAGTGTATTGAGTATGAAATACAATACCCATATGAGCTTTATCAATTATATTACCTAAAGTAGAATCTTCTGGAACTGTATATACAATAGTATTAGGTTGAAATGATATTAATCGCTTATTATCAATTGTTATAGTTCTTTTGTTATTTGTAAAAAGAAGATCTCCTTGAACTATTCCTTTTATGCCTAACTTAGGAAGATGTTCTAAACAAGTTTTTAAAATAGAATTTAACCCACCACTAGGATAATAGGCATCAACATCAGCTGGTGTTATGCATGCTTTCGATAAAGTTTTATTAAATACAGATTTATTACCAACAAAAAATACATCCCATCTAGGATGAATACCACAAACTATAGCTGGAGCTCCATCCCATTTAGTTGTAATTCTAACAGAGGAAGATGGTTCAGATAACATTTTACCCAACTCTTTCAAAAAATTTATAGCATTAAATCCCCCTTGTTTTCCTTGATTAATTATATCATCCTCTAAGTGTTCTAAGTGTGTATTTTTAGCCATATTAAAATATTTTTACAAAAGATCCATTTAAAGAGTCATAAGTTTTTTTTGCACCATAGTACATTACATTTAAAAGTCCTGTTAAAGCTTCTGGTTGTAAAGAACTAAATGTTTTTGCATATTCTAAGCACACTAATATATTTCTAAATCTACCATTATTTGCTCTATCAACAACCTGTTCATTTAAAGCACCATTTTTAATTACAGCCTCTGCACCAGAAGTATCAGCACCTTGTCCACTAACTGATAGTGTTCCAAATTCTATATTTTCTCCACCTATGGCAGCACCTTGTAAACTTTGTAATAAATTAATCCAATAATTTAATTGTGCATCAGTCCAGTTGCCTGGAAATTCCCTAGGTATGTTTGGATTTTTCGCTATTGATATTGGTTTAGACGCTCCTATAGATGATAAGTATTTGTCTAAGAGATCTGCTGGTACACCACCTAATTTTGCAGCTGGTTTTGATTTATTAATACACTCTATTTGAACTGTTCCATTTGGTTGACTCAATCTTTTATTTCTAACCTGTGCGGATATGATGTAGAATGGAGGAGTTTTTAATTTAAATTGAAATGATAATTCTGAATTTACAAAATTTCTATCTTTAATATCTACAAGACATCTAGCTGAAGTAACATCCCAATCCTTTTGTTCTGGATTTCCTGTATTTAATTCCTCTTCTAAATCAACACCATATCTTAATTTTATAGCCTTTAAGGATATTGGTATCATATCTTTAGATTTTAAAGATTCATACATGACAGAATTTAATAAAGTTAAGTTTCCCCTTTCAGTCACACCATCAATTGTAACGAGTTCCTGTATTGTTCTCATGATAGAGGATTCTTGGGATCTTTTAACCATAACAATGTCCATAGGATTCCAAGAATCTTTCGTTGCAAATATTCTACTTCCTCCTTCTACACCACAATAGTTTTTAGCTATTTGTTCTAAAAATGGCATAATCCCTGTGTCTCTAGAATAATTATATCCACTTTCATATCTTAAATATTCTTTCAACACTATAGCCTGTTCTTCAAAAGTTCTCATCCATTGAGCATTTACATTTGGATATATACTTGCAATTTCTTTAAAGGTAGGCATTGTTCTACCACCAGATTCAATATATTTTTGAAAAGTAAATGCTGATGCATTTTCCTGTTGTTTGGTGGTTACGGCATCTGAGGCCATGATATAAAATAGTTCTTAGCCCTCTTATTTATCTGTCATCTGCCGATCTATTCTCTGATTTATAAACATCAAACTCTCCGCCTGGATATCTCTTCTTTAATTTTTCTACATTTCCAGCGACAACATCTTCTAATGATATCTCAAGTGCTGAACAGGCTTGCATCACGTACCACATAACGTCACCCAACTCAATAATAAGATGCTCTCGATTGTCATCTGTCCAAGGTTTACCTTGAAAAACCATCTTCTTAACGATCTCCATAAATTCACCACCCTCAGCATTAATTCCAACGGCAGCAGTAAGAAGCCTATGAATATTGGAACCTTGTCCGTCAAGATATTCAAGAGCATCAATAAAAGATTTATAATCTTTACTGGGATTGGATGTGACACCATCCACGAATAGAGCATACTTAGAAAAGTCAACTTGTTTTTTCATTAAAAATTAATCTCGGCGAATTTGGATTTGAATTTGCTTTCAGGGCTATCATACTCCTCTTCTTGTCCACTGTCAACTAGATCCTGTTGTGCAACTTGTTCTACGTCATACAATCTCATCTTTGCACGATCAATACCTATGATAAACCTTTTATATATTGTAGGATCATTATATCTATTCTTTAACTGTTTGACCATTATTTGGTTGAGGCCTTCCAGTTCTTCAGTAGATATAAGAGCGAACATAAGATCAGCAGTTGCAGGAAGACCAAATGATTCAGAGGTATCGGTAAGATCAACATCACTACTACCGTAACCACTACGAGTAGTTTGAGTTGCGGATACAATCGGAAGGTTCGATTCGACGGCAAGACCACGAAGTTCCTCTGCAATCGCTTTGATATACGAGTAAGAATTGACATTACTGTTGGCTCTGTATCTGGATGATGCACATATGTTTAAATAATCAATGAATATAATATCTGGTCTAAATGACTTCTTTAATGCAAGTTCATTAAGTAAAGCTTTGAAATGACCTGAGTGTGCTGATGCAGTTGGATACTCTTTGATAATTAATGTACCTTGAGTCTTCTTCATAAGGCTTGAAACCTTACTATCAAACATCATTTTAGGTAATTCACTTATCTCTTGGATAGGTACATTTAAGAGGTTTGCGTCAATTCGCTCAGCAATCTTCTCTTCTGCCATTTCCATTGTAATATAGAGTACGTTCCTCCCTTGTAACAACACGGAGCTAGCGAGATGGCACATGAATAAAGACTTCCCGACACCAGTACCAGCAAGCGTGACATTAAGAGTCTTATTAGGTAAACCACCTTTCGTAATTTTGTTAAAGTAGTCAAGATCAAAGGGTATTTTTTCTTCTTTTTGGTGATATAATCTATATCTTTCTTCATAGTCTTGGAGATAGTCATGTCCTATGTGATTATCGAATGAAACGGCTAATGCATCAGACAAAATATTTGGAATGGCATCACGATTTTTCTTTTCATCTTGGTCATCTGCAATCTTAATAGACTTCATCAAAGCAAGATATATCGCACGATCTTTACACCACTTTTCTGTAGTGTCAATCAACCATTCAAAATTCACAACCTGTCTATCTAGGGAAGAAACAAGCTCTACAATCTCTTTAAATTGTGAATCATTGATATCAGATCTTTTTTCTATCTCAATAGACAAAACCTCTTGCGAGGCTGGTTTGTCATACTTAACGATAAATTTTGCAATCTCTTCAAATATAACCTTTTCTTGTGCATTTTCAAAGTAATCTGGTTGAATGAAGGGTATAACCTTACGTATATACTCTTCATCATAAATTAGATTTCGTAGAATTGTGAGTTCAACTCTATCCATAAGTTAACCACCATAACTAAAATGTTTTTGTGCAGTCTCATCTAAAGCCTGCATTACTTCTTCAGTGAAGTAAGTTTCTGGATCAGCATATATCTGTTTTGCATACAGTTTTTTACCACCAATCTCATATCTACCAGCAGTATTTTTCCATAAACCACCAAGTTCTCCAAGTTCTAAGAGACCATAGTAACGATCAAGACCACGTTCATCATAGTATAAACGTATTTCAACCTCTTTATTCTCTTTACTTAAACGTGATTTAGCAGTCTTTGCCTTGATAATGTTTCCAATGACTTCCTTTCCATCCTTCTCCTTTTTACGGCTGAGATATATGATTGTAGAGGCTGCATATTTGAGTCCACTGCCTCCGCCCATTTCCTTAGTGGGTATGTAAGATCCGATAACGTCATAAGTGTGATTAGTAACTATAAGTGGAATGTTGGCTTGACCTAACTTTAAGGTTAACATACGAAATGCACCTTTGACAAGTTGTGATTTAGTCATATCACGAACCTGTTTATCATCTAATGCGTCTCTGATTTCTTTTTCAGTAGAGAGCATACCAAGAGAATCTAACACAAACATACAAGGTTTGCGATTATCTTCCTCTGTCTTTAAATATATATCAACTGCACGAAGAGCTTTACTTCTAAATTCTTCAATCGTTACCACATTGACAACAACGAGCCTTTCGAGATCAATTCCACGAGATTGTAATAATCCTTTATTGACGGCGGCTTCAGTATCGAAATAAAGACAATACCCATCAGGGTTGGTATCCAGAAAATTCTTAACGACAGCAAGTGAGAAATAAGTTTTACCAGTGCTTGACTCACCAGCAATGGCAGAAATACGATTGCTAGACATGCCCCCAAAAATAGACCCACTAATAAGTCCATTAAAGATGTAAGATCCTGTATCAATGAAGTTTTCTGATTCATCAATATCCGAAGCAATCTGCGTATATTCATTTCCTATTTCTTTGACTATTTCTTTTAAAAAATCCATACTATTCTTTAATGTCGTATTCAATGGTTATTATTTTAGATGATTTACCCTGACTATTTCCATAAGAAGTATATGTAATCTTACCTCTCAGTTGTTGTGTGATACCTTCAAGTTCACTTAATAAATCTTTTTCAAGATTACTAACAGGATCAAAATGTTTATCTATTCTCATTATATCACCATATTGTGTTGTTCACGAAGAATTTTTTTA